TGCTGGAAAATATCAAAGCGTTGTTTTTTCAGACAACTACTTTAGAGATGTAGGTAAGCGCATGTTCAAGCTACAAGGGCTTGCAGATAGTGTTTACAAAATATCAAAAAACACTTTTATATCGGGCTGGACGGGAACGCCTGACGGTGTTGGAGATGTAAACAATGGAATGTTTAACGATATTGAGTTGTTTGGTGGTACGGTTTACATTGACGGCAATGTGCATTTGGGTGGTGTCTGTGGAGCATTTGTAGTTGCAAGCACATCAGTAATTCAAAAAGTTAATATCTCAAACAACCAATTTGCCCCTGAGTATCATCAGTATGTTCAAGGTAGCAGAACAAGATTTATACAAACCGTTAATCTTTCCGCTACTGCTGAGGTTGCAATTTCTAACAACTCTTGTGTAAATTCGTATTTTGGAATTGATAGCACTGCTCAGAATCACACAATTTGCGGAAACGTAATAACTACATACGCGTCATCAATATTTTCACTTGTTGCCGCGTCAAACATCGCAAGCAACATATTAGAACTTGATCCTGCAAGCGGCGTTACAACAGCGGTTGGAATTCAGATTGAGAACGGCGCAACAAGGTTTAGCGTTGTTGGGAACTCAATTAGTGGATTCAATGATGGCGTAAACATTGCGGCGCAGACTGGTTCATATAGTGGAACCGTTGTCGGAAATTCAATCCGATCTGTTACGAGAGACGCAATCCGAAACAGCGCCGATCCACTCTATGTTGCTATGTCAGGCAACATGACTGATGACCTCGTCTCTCCAGCTACCTATCACGGCAGCGTACACACCTTCTATGTTAATGGCACACGGGTGCTTGGCATGACTGCAAGTGGGAGTGATGTTGGATTGTTGCCTTACTCCGCAGCGGATATTGCGTCCGCAGCTAATGCTGTAAACACTACCAACAAACGAGTTGGTCTTGTGGTTTACGACACTACAAACAACCGTCTAATGGTCGCATCTGGTGCGCTTGCTGTATCTCCTTGGTATATAGTTGACGGGTCTGCATCGGTTGTACCGTCATAAGGAATAAAAATGGCTACATCACAAGTTATTCCTAAATTGACGCTTAATTTTACTGCTGCAACTCTTGACCCTATTATTAGTTTCACACGTTCCGGCAATACCGCAACTGTTACAGATTCACTAGGTGCAATTGTTTTAGTAAATGAAAACACGCCTAGATTTAATTATCTCAATGGTGTTTGCAATGGTCTTTTAATTGAAGACAGCAGAACAAATGTATTAATAAACTCAGTTTTTTCTGGAGCGGTTACACCAAGTGTTGCTCCTACATCTTGGACTTTTGCTTTTTCAACTGGAACATTTGTCTCTGTTTCTTCGGGTACTTATGCAAGCGGAAACAAGTTATCTTTTACTTGCACTGCCGCACGATCTGTAATACAGCAAACTTACACTCTTTCGGCAAATACAATATATGCAATATCTTTAACTGCAAACATTGCTTCTAATACTGATGGTACGGTAACATCTTTTGTTAATTGGAATGGCACATCTGCATCAATTGTTAGGTATGTTGACGGTGTTGTTGTTTCATCTGGTTATATAGTTCCAACGGGAATACGAAAATTAACTGTTGTTGTCTCTATTGGAGGCGCGAACTCTGTTGGGCAAGTTCGTGTTGGTGTTGGATGTAACCAAAACGTGACAAGCGTTGCATCTATTGAGATGCCACAGGTTGAAGCTGGTACTTTTTCTACAAGCTACATTCCAACAACTGTTTTGCAGGTAACAAGAAATGTTGATGTTGCCACTATTACTGGAGAAAACTTTAGTAATTTTTGGCAAACATCAAAAGGTGGCGCACAGGTGCAAACCATCCCATCCACCGTGTCCGGCATTCGCCCATTGGTGCAGTTTGACGATGGCACCGCCAACGAGATCATTGCGCTGCGCGGCAATGCAGCAGACCCAGAGCTGTACATCATTGACGGTGGCACACCACAAGCCCAACTCGACGCTGGAACGATTGCGGCCAACACAGCCTACAGCTTGACCGGATGGTGGGCCACCAACGACTGCAAGGCACGTCAGGACTCAGGTGCAGTGGTCACAGACACCACAGCCACCATCCCAACGGTTACGCAGATGCGGATCGGTTCAGATGGCACCAACTACCTGAACGGCACCATTGCCACCATTGATTATTACGACTCGTTCTTTGGCCGACCGATTTACACTCGGCGCAAGAACAAAGTCTTCCCATCACTTCTTTGAAAGGTTGAATCATGTCCACCAACTCACAAATTGCTTTTGCACCACTTGGCAATACAGTCTTAATCCCTGCTGCGGCATCGGCATCCACTGGCGTTCAAGCACTGGTTGATGCACGCTTTGATGGCCAAGGTACAGGTCAATATCGCTTGGTGAATTCAAGCACTAATATTGTGTTCTTGGGTATCGGACCAACAGCGGCGATTGCTACGGCTAATGCTGTTGCCCCTGTTGCTGGGACACCATCGGCTGCCATCGTGCTGGTGCCTGGAGCCGTTGAAGTGCTGCGCTTTGGGCGAGAGTCATACTTCAGTGGCTTGGCATCGGCTGCGTCCACCGTGTACATCGTCCAGGGCGAAGGCATGTGATGACCCAGGTCGATGCAACCGATGCACGACTTCAAACGCACGAGGAAATTTGTGCGTTGCGGTACGAGTCCATCCAAAAGTCGTTTGAGTCGGGCAGCAAGCGCATGAGCCGCATCGAGTACATCCTCTATGCGCTGATCGCAGTCACGCTGCTCGGCCCAGGCTTTGCTGCGGAGATGTTGAAAAAGATGCTGGGTGTCTAATGATTGACGTCACCAAGGCCATTGGAGCAGTTGCCGCAAGCGTTGCTGCGCTTGGCGGCAGCTACACACTGGCCGACAAGTTTGGCTGGTTTGACCGAGCCATCATCGAGTGGTCGCCTGAGAATTTTAAGATCGTGGCTGAGGCTGGGAAGCCGATCAACGTCACGGTTGCTCGGATCAAGAAGCGCGACGACTGCTCTGTCGAGAGTTTCACCCCAAGCATCAGAGACGCAGCAGGCATGGTGCATGAGGCAACCACCACGGCCAGCAAGTTCAGCGGCCCAGCAGGGCCAGAGATTGACACCTTCACGTACCAGCTCACGATGGTGAGGAAAGAAAAGATTGCGCCTGGGGCAGCCACCCTGCTGGCGACGATCAAGTACAAATGCCCCGAGGGCGAGCGCGTTGTCCAGTATCCACGCCACCCAAACCTAAATTTTGACCTGAAGGGATAAGCAATATGGACTGGCTCAAACAAATTGCACCGACGATTGCCACTGCAATGGGTGGCCCACTGGCAGGCATGGCGGTGTCGGCCATCTCCAAGGCGATTGGCGTCGATCCCGACCAGGTGGGTGACTTGATCAGCAACAATAAGCTGACGGCCGATCAGATCGCTCAGGTCAAGCTGGCTGAGATCGAGCTGCAGAAGCAGGCGCAGGAGCTGGGCCTGAACTTCGAGAAGCTGGCGGTCGAGGATCGCAAGAGCGCTCGGGACATGCAGGCCACGACTCGCTCGATGATGCCTCCAATCCTGGCTGGCGCTGTGACGGTGGGCTTTTTCGGCATCATGGTGATGATGTTCTTCAACAAGATTGACAGCGCCAACCCGGCTATCCTGATGATGCTGGGCAGCTTGGGCACAGCTTGGACGGGGATCATCGCTTATTACTTTGGTTCCTCGGCTGGATCACAGGCCAAGACCGACCTGCTCTCCAAGGCTGCAAAATGAACCTCACGCCACACTTCACCCTGGAAGAGCTGACGGCCTCAGAGATTGCCGAGCGCAACGGTTGGGACAACAGCCCCAACGATCAGGAGCTGGCCAACCTAACGCGCCTGGCTGAATTTCTGGAGGAGGTGAAGGTGGTGCTGGGAGGCAAGCCGATCATGATCAGCTCAGGCCTGCGCACGAAGAAGGTCAATGATGCGGTGGGAAGCAAAGACAGCAGCCAGCACCGGCTCGGCTGCGCTGCTGACTTCAAGGTGCCAGGCATGACACCAGACGAGGTGGTGAAAGCCATCATTGCCAGCGGCATTGCCTATGACCAGGTGATTTGTGAGTTCGACCGCTGGACCCACATCAGCATCCCCAACATCGAGGACACCAGCCCCCGCCAGCACGCGCTGGTCATCGACAAGGCTGGCACTAGGCCGTTTGCCTAAAGGCGGCGCTGGCACATCCCCTCACCGTTGTAGGCTGGCCAGCCTGACTGGCCCTTGGTCTGCTTGAAGAGCTTGACCATCTCGCAGTATTCAGCCTGCTGGCGCTCGGCCTCCTCAAGGTCGGACTGGCCGACGATGCCCATTGCAACGACCAGGCCGATGACGGCCAGGATGATTTGGTAGCGTTTGAGCTGCATGGCGGCGTCCTCAGACTTTGAACTCGTTGGCCTTCAAGAAGGCGATCTCTTCAGGCGTAGCCATGCAGGAAGCCATCATGTGTTTGCTGAGGTAGTTTTGCAGCTTGGCCCTGTTGGAAGGCGTTGGGCACTTGCGGTAGATTTCAATTAGTTTGCTCACGGTCAGCTCCTTGCTGGTTGTTGATGGCCCAATCATACCACAATTTCCCACAATATATTTAATTAGTACAAACCCTAATCTTTTGGTTTTTTTGCAGTAATGAGCCTGGCCACTTGCTCGGTGGTCACAAAGCGGTGCAGGTTGGCGCATTCGTAGCGGCGGTGCGTGGTGTTATCGGGACGCTGGCGAGTTTGCTTCACCAGCGTCCAGGTGCCGCAGACTGGGCACTTCATCAGTACGATCTCCAGATGCGCACGTCCAGCAGCCACAGCGACAAAAAGAACTCGCCATTGGCAAAGCCAACAGCGAACACCGGCCACTTGTGCATCAGCGTCTCGATGCTGATCTTGATCTGCTTTTTCATGCAGCCACCTTCTTGCCCTCGTCGGCCAGACCCTGCTTGATGTAGTGCAGCACCTGGGCGGCCAGGGTGCGGGTATCGGCATCGGCCTGGCGGCGAAGCGCCAGCTCCACGTCCGGTGGGATGCGGATCGTCATCCAGCGATCCTTCGTCTTGGCGTTGGGTGGGACCATCAGTCAGTCCCTCCAGCATTTGTGATGGCGTCCTCAAACATGCCAGCAGTGGCCTGGCTGGTGGCCAGCTCGATGGGCACGCCATTGGTGAGCAGGCTCACCAAGTCATCCTGGCCAGCGACCTCGATGTCAAAGCGGGTCTGGGCGGCATACTTGATGGCCTGGGCCTGGTTGCCAGCGCGGATCAGGCGGTGCTTATTGGTCTCTGTGTCCGTGACAACGTAAATGCGAGTGCTCATAAAATTTCCTTGTATTGTTTGAAAAAGGCACTGATCTGCCCCTTGGCAGCTTCCGCACCTTTTCCCACTATACAACAGAATCCAACACTTTCCAGATATGAAATCCAGCCTTTTTGCTCAGCACTCACGCTGCCGCCTTTGGTGCGCTTCATCTCCACCCACAGCCCCCAGGCAGGGATGAACAGGTCAGGCACGCCACTGCTCACGCCTTCGGCCTTCAGGCGGCCAGCAGTGGCCGGACTGCGCGCGCCACCGTTGGGGATGGCAAAGATGCGCACGCCTGGCCAAGTCTGGCGGAACCAGCGCACCAGCTCGCGCTGCTCCTCGTGCTCAGTCGGCAGCCGGTCGGTCAGAACGGACATTCTTGCTCCCATTTGTCGCAGCCATCCACCGTGGCCGCAAACTCCTCGGGCGGCGTCATGAAGAACTCCACGCACAGGCCATCGACCCCGTAGTGCTCGCACGTGTGGCAGCACTGGGGCGGCCCGGCCTTGTCCCACTCGCGCCACTGAATTAAAAACTCCGGCTCGCTCGGCCTGGTGTTTGGTTTGGTGATCATGCCCATATCCTTTTCATTACTCTGAAAAACTTGCCATCACGCTTGAACTCGATGCTGGCCGGTGGTTGCGTTTGATTCATGTTAGCCACCATCTCTTCCAGCGACTGCACGTTCAGGCCACCAGGCACGATCTGGCTGCGCTCAGCCATGTTGACCAGCTTTTGCATGGCCATCTGCCCCGCATACCCCTCGTGCATGATCGGCAGGTACTCGGTGATGGCCGGATCGCTTAGGCCACCGTAATAGGTCACGGCGATCATCTCCTTGCCACTGGCCTTGCTAAGGTGCTTGCGCCAGGACCAGGCTGTCACGTCCAGGTCGCTGCCCTCCAGCCCCATGATGTCGTCGTTCCGCAGTTCCAGCTTCTTGCGCTCGCGCTCAGGGAATGGATGCAGGCAAGCAGGGCAAATCGTTGCCGAGATGGCGCACAGCTCCCCGCAGTTGTCGCAGACCTTGACCGGCGCCTCACCATTGCCATCTCCACCCTTCTTGGGCGGCTGCACGGCGGTGATCGGACCGTGCGTGGCCACCACGCCAGCGAAGTCCAGCACCAGGCAGTGGTCGATGTGCGACTTAACCCGCATGCCCCGGCCTGCCATCTGCACGTACAGGCTGGCGCTCATGGTCGGGCGAAGCATGGCAATCAGATCGATGTCCGGATAATCAAAGCCGGTGGTGAGCACGTTGGCGTTTGTCAGGGCGCGCAGCCGTCCGGACTTGAAGTCGGCCAGCATGCGCTCGCGCTCCTTCTTTGGCGTCTCTCCCGTCACGCACTCGGCAGCCACCCCATGCTGGCGCAGGACTGCGGCAATGTGCTCGGCGTGCTTGACACCTGTGCAAAACACCAGCCACGCCTTGCGCTCGCCTGCCAGCTCGACGATCTCGCGCACCACGCGCTCGTTGTTGTCCTTGGTGTCCACAGCGGCCTGCAGCTCGGACTCGATGAACTCGCCACCACGCTTGTGCACGCCAGTGGTGTCCAGCTTGGCCCTGGTGACCTTGGAGCGCAGTGTGGCCAAGTAGCCCTTGAAGATCAGCTCCTCGATGCTGACAGGCTCGATCAGGGCATCAAACAGCGCAGGCTTATCGGTGATCAGACCGTGGCCCAGACGGTAAGGCGTGGCCGTCAGCCCCACAACCCGCAGCGCAGGGTTGATGGCCTTTAGCTCGGCCAACAGCTTGCGGTAGCCCCCCTCGTCTTTGTGGTTGACCAGGTGGCACTCGTCAATGATCACCAAGTCTATGTGACCCAGCTCCTTGGCCTTGGTGCGCACAGACTGGATGCCAGCAAACGTGATCGGCTCGCCCAGGTCTTTGCGGCCGATGCTGGCGCTGTAGATTCCAAGAGGTGCACCAGGCCAATGCTGGCGCATCTTCTGGGCATTCTGCTCGATCAGCTCCTTGACGTGCGTCAGCATGAGCACCACGGTCTCCGGCCAGTTCTGCAAAGCATCCTTGCACAGGGCGGCCACGATGTGGCTCTTGCCCGAGCCGGTCGGCAGCACCAGACAGGGATTTCCTGGCTCACCAGCCTCGAACCAGTCATAGAGCTGGTCGATGGTGCGCTGTTGGTAATCTCTCAGCATGGAAGTTTTCCCCACTGGTCGGCCATTGCTTGCGCAATGCCTGTGAATGTCTCGCTGCGTAATTTCCAACGATCTGCACTCGGTGGCATTTTGTGAATGCGTGGCTCCCTGCCATCGACAATGTCTGTTGGCCTGAGCAATGGCAAATTTTTAAGCCACAGACTGGTGGTCTTTGTCTCGCCATGACCAAACTGCCAAGGCTGGATGATCTGATCAGGCTTGCGCCACAAACTGGACATGATGCAAATTGGATTCTCGATTGCAATGCGAGGAATGTTGCAATTTGCAAGCATCATGAAAAATGATGCGCTGGCCTGTTGGCGACCGATCAAACGCTTGCCTTCAAAATGACGAGCGCCACTGACAGACAGATCGGTGCATGGAGGATGGGCAATCATCAAATCCCAAGGGTAATCAATGACATCGCGAACATCACCTTGGTAGTGTGGCCCAGGCACATCGGTGGGCAATAGATCACAGCTCATC